TCTGACTGGGGCGGCTGTAGTGAGTGACATTGACGTAGATACTTATGGTCACGTTACAGGTCTTGCTACACGTAACATCACATTAGCTAACTTAGGCTACACAGGTGAGACTAACGCTACAGCCGATCAGACTATTACTGCAGGTAGTGGTCTTTCTGGTGGTGGTACAGGTAACGTAACCTTGTCACATGCTGACACATCTAGCCAAGCTTCTGTGAACAACTCTAGCGGCACAGTCATTCAAGACATTACTCTTGATACGTATGGGCATATCACAGGTATTGCTTCTACTAACCTTGATAGTCGCTTTGTGAATGTCACTGGCGATACTATGACGGGTAGCCTAAACATGGGTGATAATAACGTCACCGCCATTGGTAAACTTAACTTCAACAACCACGAAGGTACTGACTACGGCGCTGCTGGCGATGTCATGTTTGACGAAAACTTCCATGATGACCCAGAATATGGCACAGTTTGGTCAGGTGGTGACGGTGGCGGTTTAGCCGTATACAATGGAGATGGGTGGGGTCGTATTCTTACTGACCGCAACATTCAGTGGCACACAGCTACATTTGACGGTCTAAAGGTAGGCTCTAACACTGTCTTCCACGATGGCTACCACCCCAATGCTGACAAATGGACTACAGCCCGTACCCTATCACTCTCAGGCGATGCCTCTGGTAGTGTAAGCTGGGACGGTTCTGCTAATGCTACGCTGAGTGTTGCTGTAGCAAATGATAGCCATACTCATGATGGTCGTTACTATACTGAGAGTGAAGCTGATAGTCGTTTTGTGAACGTCACTGGCGATACCATTACTGGTGACGTGACGTTTAACAGTGGCGCTAACATCCACAGAGGTACACATAGCTCTGGCTTCTTAGTAGGCTCTTATAATAATGTAGGCGCTAATTCCGGTAGGACTAACCCTATTTATACTATAGGTTCTAATTATCAGCCTACAGATACCGATCTTGTCAATATGTATGGTATTGGATATACGCATAGTGATGCTGCATTTGATGGTATTAACTCTGTTCTTAGTGGATGGGGTATGTATGTTGCAGCGGGTGGAAATGCTCGTATTGGCCTAGACGCACAAAACGGCACTATTAAGTCAACAGGTGTGCATTATGTAGACACCAACCAGCGTGTATTTGCTGACAACTACCATCCCAACGCAGACAAATGGACCACAGCCCGTACTCTATCACTCTCTGGTGACGCATCTGGTTCTGTCTCTTGGGATGGCTCTGGTAATGCTACACTGAGTGTTACTGTAGCGGATGACAGCCATAATCACACTATTGCTAATGTAGATGGTCTACAGACTGCTCTTAACGGGAAGCTAAGCACTTCAGGTAAAGCTGCTGACAGTAATCTGCTGGATGGCATTGATAGTTCTTCATTCTTACGCAAAGGTGTAGGATATGAATGGACGGCTACAGGTAGTAACGCCTTATCTTTTCGTTCGGCTGACACACTTGAGACATCAACATCGGATCAGGCATCACTTGAGGTTTATCAGGATACGTCTGGTGCTGATGCGTTTATGTCGTTTCATGTTAACGGTGACTATGCGGCATACTTTGGCTTAAAGGGTGACATTAATGACTTTGCCGTTGGCGGTTGGTCAATGGGCAATAACTACTATAGAGTCTGGCACCAAGGCAACGATGGCTCTGGTTCTGGCTTAGACGCTGACCTATTGGATGGGCTACAGCTAACTTCACAGAGCAGGAACAACCAAGCTAACCGTGTAGTACGCACACAGGGCAACGGCTATGCAGAGTTTGGCTGGATCAACACAACATCAGGTAATACTACATCAACACTGTCAGATATTTATGTAAACACTAACGATGGTTATATTCGCAAGGCAACACTTGCTCATGTAGCATCTCAGTTACCTATTGACGCAGGTGCTAAGAATGATATATTCTGGGAGAACGGTCAGACTGTTACTTCTAACTACACAATCACTAATGGTAAGAACGCAATGAGTGCTGGCCCTATCACGATTAACTCCGGTGTGACTGTAACAGTCGGTGCTGGCGAAACATGGACGGTTATCTAAATGGCTACTATTAAACTACAGGGTAATGCTAGTGGGTCGGGCAGTGTTACACTCACAGCGCCCAATACTAACTCAGCACGGACTATTACACTACCTGACGAAGATGTAGACCTTGGTAATGTAGGTGGCGGCGCAGCTGTTACTAGTTGTATTAACGGGACAGGTACTGTTTCTCTTCAGACTTCAAAGGGCGTTTCATCGGTTACAGATATTGCGGCAGGTAAGTACCAATTTAACTTTTCTAGTAACTTCAACACCGCTACATACTATGCTGATGGTACTATCAGTTACCAAGACAGTAGCCACTGGTCGTACCTTTCTAACAACTATACAGGCGGAAACATGGATCACACCCGAACCACAGCGCATTGTAAGGTAGGCTCCTATAATACTTCCTATGTAGACGCTCCGTCTGTCGGCCTATTGGCATCGGTTTAGATTATGGGCAAGTACAGAGTAATCTTTGAAGACCCAGAGCAACCAGAGCAACCCGCAATGGTGCTTGTCCCTAGTGACAACTGGCTTGAAGAAGCTAAGGCTGGGCTACTGCCACCCATATCCGTCTACTGGGCTTTGCAAGACGATGAGCAACAAGCCATAGCTGAGGGTCGCCACGACACCTTTAAGCATGACCCAGAGAAACATGCAGCACAGTGGACAGCGCCTCGTATCGGCCCCCTCACAGAAGAAGAAGCTATTGAGTATCTCATTATGAAAGACATCCCTCGTCATATCTGGTCGGTGGAGTACAACAGACCAATGTTTAAGATTGTTAAGACAGCAGATGTACCGTCTGACAGACAGTTCCGTAATGCGTGGAGGTTAGCAGCATGAGTACGATTAAGGTAGATAACCTACAGACTACAGGTGGCGCTGGTCTTTATCCTGCACGGGCTTGGTCCACCTTTGTAGGCACTGGAACGGTGTCCATATCAGACAGTGGAAATGTGTCAAGCATAACAGACATCGGTGGTGGGAATTATGGCATAAACTTTTCTTCAGCTTTAGGCAGCTCTAACTACTGCGCCACAGGCGATGCTCAAAGTAATGATGGGTATGATGGTCGAGGTCGGCACGAGCCGAAAGGAACATACAGCACTTCACAGGTACAGATATGGACTTGTGCCATCAGAAACATACAAAGCGCACAGGACAGCCCAAGGGTTATGACAACGGTAACGCTATAAGTATTAGTCACGGAGCAACAAAATGACACAAACTTTTATCAAGATAGGCGCAACATCTTATGACGCCGCAGACTATGAAGTACCAGCAGAGCGCACATTCCGTGGCGCTTGGGAAGCTAATGCAGATGCAGGGGTCATCTCTGTAGACATGACAGCAGCCAAGGACATCTGGCGTGACAAGATACGTCAAGCTCGTATTGAGCCATTGGCTGCACTAGACACAGCCTACATGAAGGCACTTGAGACAGGCGCTGACACGACACAGATCATCTCTGACAAGCAAGCCTTGCGTGATGCACCTTCACTAGCAAGCATTGACGCAGCTACTACTCCTGCTGAACTCAAAGCAATACAACCTATCCCTAACGTAACGGTGGAATGATATGCCTAGTGTAATTAGAGGTGATGACAACTTTGATAGCGGAGACATCTCAAGTATTGGTGTTGGTCAAACTTGGCAAGCTGTTACACGCACTTCAAACACAGTTTACCAGAATACTTCAGGCATGCCAATTGAACTAGCTGCGTCATGTGGCGGTTCATCTGCGAGTTTGTATGTAGGGACTAGTACCTCGGTAACTCTGCGTGTAGCGTACAACGCCGCTGGTGGTAATGGTGCTTATGAACAGTATCACATAAGTGCCATCATACCAAATAGTTGGTATTATAAGTTAACAGGTGCAGTTAATGAAGTGAGGGAGCTTCGCTGATGGAGTATGGTTATTATCATCCTGAATTGGGGTATTGGCAGACTAACTCAGAGCCGTCTGAAGATACCATCAAATCCTACGCTGAAGGGACTAAACGTGTAGCTCTTCGTCCCAGTCCTTTACATACCTTTGCGGATGGCGTCTGGCAGGAACCTACACAGGCAGAGCTAGATGCAGCCGCAGCCGCACAGGTTCGTGCTGAACGTGACAATCGACTCCTAGAAGTAGATGCTATTGCTGGTAATGCACTGCGCTGGGCTGGTATCTGGTCACAGGCTGCATGGTCTGCATACCGTCAAGCGTTACTAGATGTACCACAGCAATCTGGGTTTCCACACGACATTACATGGCCGACTAAGCCTGAGTAAGGACGTACAATGTTAGGCTTTACAGCACTCTCTCAAGCACCACTCTCACAGGCTACTACTGCTTCTCTAGCTTTAGCTTTCTTAGCTTCTACTTTAGGTCAGTCCACACCTGGAGTTATGCTCTTTGATGCTAAAGCATTACATACCACAGCTAGTGTTTCTGCATCAACAGCGGCTAACATACTATTTGATGCTAAAGCTGCAATAACTACAGCAGACGCTATAGCAAGCACAGCCATTAGTGATGTACTCTATGCGGCACAGGCTGATGTAACGCCCAGCGCTGCTACAGCAAGCTTCACTACAGGTACGTTAGACTATGAAGCCTTAGCACACATTACCCCTACAGGTGCTGTAGCTACAGGTGAGGCAGATCAGTTTGGTGATGTAGATGCTAAGGCTAACATTACCACTACAGGTACAATAAGCAGCACCTCTGTGAATGACTTTGCTGATGTGTTTGGTAAGGCAAACGTAGTACCTTCTGCAGTGTCTGCTTTCCTTACTATTTATATCGGTGACTTCGCTGATGAGGATGCACAGGCCAGAGCGTTTATACCCCCAGCTGTTTCGGTAACAAATGTAACAAGTGTTGACTTTGATGCAGAATCCAATATAACTACAGGTAGTGTTATTGCTTCTGTAAGTGCTGATACTATTGAGTATGATGCTAAGGCTACCTCTGCATTATCTGGTGTCCTAGCTAATCTGTATCGCAACTTAGATGACCCTGTAGCGGTGAGATTCCCGTATCAAGACTTTGCAGATGACTACAGCACAAGTAGAACTCTCTTTGTTTCTGCATATGAGGGTAGCGCTACAGTACACATTGCAGAAGAAGATTACACAGTTTACATACAAGAACAACAAGGTAGCAATACTGTCTATATTGCAGCGTAAGGAATAGTTATGTCATATAAGTGGCCCGATAAAGATAAAGATGAGATCGTAGACTACAGTGTTGACTGGTCACGTTTCTTAAAGGATGACACACTGGCTGCTGCTGTATGGTATGCCAAAGATGCAGCTGGTGTTAAGACACAGTTTAGTGACGCTAGTGTAATCAATGGTTTACAGTTTGTTACTGGTACACTGTCTGGACAGGTTTCTACTGCACGTTTCTCTTTAGGCACAAACAACATTAGATATACTATTATCTGTAGTATTACGACAGGCTCTGGGCTACAATATGAGCGCAGCATCTTTATGCGTGTCAAGGAGAAGTAAGAATGGCATACGACTACATTAGCCTAGTTAACGATATTAACCGCCGCCTTAATGAAGTAGAACTTACGAGTGCTAACTTCCCTGCAGCTACAGGCTATTACAGCTTTGCTAAGGATGCTGTTAACGCAGCTATTCGCCACATCAATCAGGAAGAGTTTGAGTGGCCCTCGAACCATGTAGAAGAAACAGAAGTCTTAGCTGTTGGTGAAGTGCGCTACAGTATGCCTTACGATAGCAAGACTATCAATATGAATACCTTTCGTATCAAACGTGATGCTGATCTTAATGTAGAAACAGTGAAGTTAAAGACTTTATCTTATGAAGAATGGCTTGACAAGTTCGCTGATTATGAGTATAACTCTGAAGCAAGCACTAGAGGAATACCTACTTACGTTGTACGTACACCTAGTAGAGAACTTATCTTCTCCCCACC